CTTTTCTGTGTGTAATTGGTTTTTGTCAACCACGTCTCTACAGAACAATCCACATTAGGATCTAATGGGAACAGGTTCTTACTTATCCATTCTTTAACGAATTTGCGAAAAGCTGTACGAACTTCAATATCTGGTTCCGGAACTTTACGCAAAAACCTGTAACGAACGCCGTCCAACATACTTTGTGGATCCGACAAATCAGGTTTGGGATTACAGGCCCCATCAAACGTAACAGGTAAAGCGACACCAACGATACGAGAAAGGTTATCATTGCCGTGGGCATTAAACTTCCTAATTTTGACAGAATCATCAGTTGGTGGGATATCCGGGAGTGCGACTTCATTTGTATGATATCCATATTTAATGTTAACAAGTTTGTGGGGCTCCGGTAAAAATGCATATCCTCATTAATAAAATTATGGTGTTTAGCAACATTAAAACAGAATATAAATGTATCTGTTTGAATATTATCAATAAAACCATTATGATAACGATTAATGTTAACGGACATGCAAGTAGAGACTGCAGTATTTATGCGATTAAAAAGTGCTTCCTCATTATATTTTAAGTTTTTATTAACTAAAGTCAACACTTGAGAAACAATTTCCATAGAAACTAGCAACTTTCGCTTTCCACTTGGAAATAATAAAGAAGGCATGTTTATCCAATTGCCCATCGCAAAGACAGCTGGACCATACTCGTAAGAAAAATAACACATTTTTGGATCGACATGTAACAAATCATGGTTTTTCCAAATATCAGGACGACCGTCAATTTCAGTTCCAAAAGGTACTTCACACAAAAATTTTAAAGTATTATAAACACCTGTGTCTATAATAGGAACCAGATTTATAACGATCATACCACTGATAAATATCTCGCCTTTGAAAAGGGATGTCCATTTCTTCATCGGAAAAGTTACTTACCACATGATTATTGTCTACCAATGGAATCTTACAAATATTATTTTTAACCTTATCCAAAATAATTTCTGAAGGACATAAAAAATTTGGTTTTTGTATATCTTCACATTGAGGTTTATCCTTGGACCTAACCTCTACATAAGAATCTTCATCATCAGAAGATAAATAACTGTTTGTAGGATATAATTTCTTTAAATCAGCACGTGACAAAGAATAATAATTCTTTGTATCCCGCATTTTCGTGAATACTATCACCAATATAGCATAAGTGATTTTATTTATTTGGGTCGTATAATAACAAATTAGGCTTCGTATATATCTAGGTATATTTTTAATTTCACAACAATCCAAGCCTCCATCTAATAAAATTTTTACAACCATCTTGCGTCCATGCTGATTCAATGAATTGAACCAGTTTATTATTTTGGCGTCCTGTCGAAAAACGGTGTCATGATCTGACATCTCATTAATGGGTCGCTTCAAAATAAACTCATCTTTCTGAGAATTAACTTCGGCATAATGTTTAGCTAAATTTTTCTTTTTACGAGAGCTAGGGACAAACCGAACATTAACAGTTTGCACCTCACAC